ATTGAATCTAATATGAGTTTCAATAAAAAAGCAGACGAACATTCTAACGAATACTTTAGAGGCGCCGTAAAGGGTCTTAATGATAGTGCTGCAAAGACTTATTATGCAGGGTTTAAAGACATGTATAATGAGAGGCCTGAAAAGAGGCCGAAGGATGCAAATTCCTTATATATGACTGGTGATGAAACTGGATCAGAGTTAGTTCAAAGAGCACATCCAAAATCTGTTGTCGTCTCAGACGCAATGGGAAGAGGAGGCCTAGTAGAGAATCTTCTGGAACAGCACCGTCACGGTGAAGAGGTGGCTTTTAGCACTCCAACCGGGAATTATAGATCAAAGCATGCTTTTGTACTGGATGAGCTGAAAGGCTTAGCCAAGAAAGCTAGATCAGAAAATAATGCGGAAGCATTTGAAATGATTAAAAGTGCTATGGTTGAAATCGTGTCTTTAACCCAAAGTTAGTTTAAATATAAGTTTTTAACTTATAATATTAAATTCAATGGTTGAGTTTAATATAAACAAATTATTATCAAAGGAGAATAATAAAATGGCTCTTAAAATTTTACAACCAGGGTATGTACCCTTGGGCCAGTTCGACCTAAAGGTAAGCCAATCAATCCTCGGCGGTGAGTGTGTGAGACTTTCTAAGGACACATCTGATGGCGGAGCGAAGGACACTACTCAGTTCATAAACAGCGGATCTTCAGAAGCTCCAATGTTCGAACTTGGTGGAATACACGATGATTCGGGTCAGGCGGGCGCTGCGTCCTCTATGGCTGGACGCGGAGTTTCAGCTGGTTCTGTTCTAGCTCCACGCGGAGTTCCTGGTGCATATGGCTATGTTACGCTTTTCGGTTTAGCTGATGATGGAACATCGGGGTATGGTACCCTTTTTGGCGAGTTAATTGGTGGAAATGCAGGTCGGGCAACTTCGGTTTCCGGCGCTACTGTTATCGGCCCTGCAACTACCTTGGCATCTGGCAAGGTAACTGTTTGGACACAGCCAGGCCTTTATGGTGTTGCTGGAGCTCCAGCATCGCTTATTGACGGAGGTACTTGCCTTCCAAATGAGCTTTTGTATGGCATCGCACCACTTAAGGCTGCAGGTGGGGCTACAACTAACCCCGGTTACCTTGTTTCTGAGGCTGATGATACCGCAGCAAATGATGTATATGGAACCGGTGGCGGTGTCGCCATCTTTGTTGGATTAATGTCAGATTCGTCATTAGTTCGTACTTCAACCGCTTTAGCTACAGGAACCGCCGTTGGCGCATCTGATGAAGAATATGTCGCAGTATATTTACTCGGACCTTCTGCACCAGGTACTGTCTTCCCAGCTGTTTCTGGTGGCTAATCTTTAACATTAATAGGAGAAAAAAAATGTCTAATATGTTTAATACACATGGTGAACTAAATGCCTCTAATGTGAAAGAGGCGCTTCAGCAAATTGTAAAATATGCTGCTGTAATTGAAGATTTAGGTTCTGCGAATGATTCTGCAGCTACTGCTCCATCATTGACTGATGGTCAGAGAGATGAGATGATTAAGCAGGCTCTAATGACACAGGAAGGCAAGATTGCCCTCGGTCAGGCCATGGCTAACCCAATTCGTAAGAACTTGGATTACCAGGGTGTTGGTCGTAAGGCTCTAGTTGTCGATCCTCTTCCTCAGGGTGCTCTGCCCATCTACGACCGTGATATCGATGTCGGCGCAGTTGTTGTTTCCAGCAACGGTTCCGCTCCCGAGTCTCGTGTCTTCGGTGACCGCGTGACCGTCCCTGAGTTTGAGATTGTTTCCAACCCAACCGTTCGTATTGCTGAAGTCAAGCGTCGTCGCTTCAATGTTGTCGACCGTGCTCAGCAAAAGGCCAGGCAGGAAATTCAGGCTCAAGAGGATGCCAACGTTTTTGCCGCTCTAGATTTTGCTGGTGACAGCTCTAGTGGTGGTGGAACAAACGCTAAGCAGACTAACTTGGATAACTACAATGCCGCAAGAGAAGGTGGCGTTGAAGGTGAACTTTCCAAGCATGGTATGCTAACCCTCAAGAGACTTATTGATCGTTGGGACTTAGTTACTTCTAAGTATTTCCTTAACATCAATGAGTTTACCGACATTCTCAACTGGGAGTCTGCCGGTGCTGGTGGTCACTCTTCAGTAGACCCTGTAACTCAGAGAGAACTTCTTCAGACTGGTCTTTATGGTCACATCTTTGGTGCCGACATTGTCGTTTCCAAGGTTGTCCCAGCCGGACAGTCTTTTGCGGTAGCCGATCCTGAGTTCGTTGGTGTTATGCCTGTAAGGCAGGACATCGAGGTTCTTCCTGCTGACGAGCCCAAGCAGCTTAAGCTTGGTTGGGTTGTTAGTGAGATTGTTGGTATTGGTATTGTCAACACCCGTGGTGTTGCTACTGGTACTGTGTAATCTTTCTGATTCGCAAACTAAAAAACTCACCTCGTCAGTTTATTCTGGCGGGGTGTTTTTTTATTAATTTTAAGTAAT